CTTCAGAGAGAGTCGATCTTTTCTAAAATCAACCCCCTACCCCTACGCTCCCCCCTGGACCTCCAAGATATCCAGCATTTGCTAATATTTTATAAAGAGCCGTGTCTGATTCGATAATGATTTCTGTACCATCTTCATCGGTTTCAATCCTATGTTGCTTGCCGAATTCTAAAACAATACAATCCATTGTCTTGGTTTTATGATAATACCTACCATTACAATCATGATACCAATGCTCACTATCGGTTGTTAAAAGTATCGTTGATTTTGTGCTCATTCCCAAACGCTCCCTCCCCTGCTGTCTTCTTATCGTGGCATGTCTTACATAATGATTCATGGTTCGTGTGATCCCAAAACAACTTAATGCTGCCCTTGTGTGGGATTATATGGTCGGTCACCCTGGCCGCTGTCGTCTTACCATCGTTCAGGCAAGTAACGCAAAGCGGATGCCGTCTAAGCCGCCCTTTGCTATACTTCTCCCAGCGATAGTTATATAGATGCTGCCATGACTTATTCCTGTTAGCATAATACTGTTTCTTCTTTAGCCTGTCATGGGTAGGGCAGACACCGCGACCGACCCAGGGGCAACCCGGATGGGTGCATTGTTTAGCTGGAAGGAAAGGCATTATCTTTGCTCTCTCGGATTAAAGGTTTCAACAACAACTATTGTGTGTGGATTTTTCAGATCATGAAATAATCGAGATTCATCCCACGATGCAATCTGCTTATCGTTTTCCCAAACTATCCCTTCTAATGCATCACCAACCGACTCTAATACACCACTAAGATCCGGCTGCTGTCCCTTATAAAACGCCGCAACGGTAACATGTAGTGGGAAGGTCAGTGGGTAAAAGTTCGCATGAAGTTGAATCTTTACACTATTCCTGGCTGCTTTTTCCCATGCAATATAGGCTTTAGACGGCAAGACCGTTTTAAACTTTCCTCTGGCATATATCCGTTTGCTGTTTTTCTTAGATCTTATCGAATCTGGCAATATTAATGTAAGTTTATTCATAATAATCCATCTCTTCCATTACGTTTTTGAAAATATCTCTAAAAACAGTAATTAAAACGCCCAGCGTGCCAACTAACAAAATCGGAATCAGCCAAAATCGATTGTCACTTATTGTTTGGATGATCTGAATGATTGTTTCCATGGTTTATTGCTCCTTATTCCTTCATAGCTGTTTTGTAGCAATCTGCACAAACAGGTATTATTCCACTTTTTCTGTCTTTCACAGGAAGCGGGATAACAGCGTCTTTCTCTTTGCAAATTTCACACTTCATATAGAGCCTATTTTTTACGCTTCTGTTTAATCTCAGAGATCAGGCGTTTTCGCTCAGTAACATCTGCTGGTGATGGCTCGTTCATCGGCTCCGGGAGAGCTATTGGTTTATGAGTATTTCTGACCACCTCTTGATATAATTCTAAAACATCAGCAATGGTTGGGAAGAACCTTGAGCGTCTACGATGTAGCTTAATCGCTTCTAAAAAGATTTCCTCTGCAATGTGGCTAAAATCCTCAAGCCATAGGTTTGATAATATTTGCAGTTCGTCTTGAGTTTTAGGGTTCGGGTAATTCGCTGACAGTTTTAATAACTCCATCGCTATTGTCTTGCTTGTTAGTTTTTTCATTTTTCATTTCCTTTAATAGCCATCTGCTGCTTTCCATTCTTTGCGCTCGCTCTGCCTGGCTGAATGTTTGCGGTTGTAGGTCTGGTTTGATCTCTCGTTTTAAAAAATCCTTTATTTTAAAGTTAATAGGAATAAATCTGTCTATCCCTCGTTGTAGAAAGTCTTTTAATCCCCATTTGTAAGTCCAATAATATTCATCTCCAAAAAAAACCAAGGCATAATTATCCATCGCAGTTACAATTTCATCGAGTTTATATTTTTTAAGAAAAGCACCGATGTTTGGTTTTAGTTTAGCAAGATCTCTATGTTGAATAATTTTTAAAGCATTCCATTTTTCAAAAACAACTGTAATGTCTTTTGTAGTATTGTCTTTTGTAGTATTGTCTTTTGTAGTACTCTTTTTTGATAACGACGGATTATCTTTTTTGACAACGCTCATTATCTTTTTTGATAACGTTATCTTTTTTGATAACGGAGTCCACTGTTTATAATGTTTATTAAATTCATATATATGCGCTGGTTTGTTATCTTTTTTGATAATGTGGATTATCTTTTTTGATAACAGCCCTTGGATAGCTCTAACAACTGCTGGCTTATTTATTCCTGTCATTTCTACGAATTGAGACAAAGCAATAGAATCCCTTTTTTTATTAAAGCCATATGTTTTACGAATAATAACATCAAGGCATTGTCGCTGTTCGCCAGGAATTCGATATTTAATAAGAGCATCTAATAATTCATTGGCTATTCTTGTATAGCCATTTTCTGTTTGAGGGCTATCCATTATCTGTTCGCTTGAAAAAACGCTTTCGCAAATCCCGCTGGAGTTATCGCTCTTTTAAATGCTTTTTCTTTGGCAGTACCGCTATCTTGATATCTTCTATTTTTAATCGATCTTGTTATTTCATCTTCCGTCATTACGTCTGTTTTGATGTGTTATTTTTTGCATCTTCGCAAGCTGGACAATATACATACATAGAGCATGGTACTTGCATCATTTTACAATTATGTATGTCGCAAAAGGTTTTTTCTTCAATATTATAAGTCGTTAGTTTATTCATTTTTCTCATCTCCTTAAGAAATATAACAGAGCGATACATGTAAAATTATCCATGACTTTTATAATTAAAATCTTTCCTATAATATATATTCTTACGATGGCAGTTGCGCTTATTATGATCTTTAAACGATATGATATATCCTGCTGGGCGCGGGCCAAGAAAGGTTGCAGCCATAAGATGATGAACGCACTTTGAAATTATTCTTCTTTCCGTGTCATCATGTATGCTGACTTGCGGATAACCGTTTGACGGCACACCCAACCTTAAAACTCGCTTATGACGCTTGTGCCGCACCTTGCCGGTAACGGTAATCTGATATCTGCTATGATTCGGAATCGAATGCCAAATATTCACTTTTTGTCTCCTATTCGGATAAGCTTTTATCTCTTTTTATATCCTATTTCACAATTAAAAATGGCTGTCAAGAAAAAATGTCAAAGATTCTCAAATAAAGTTCTTGACACGCATGTTTTCACCATGTTATAGGTAAAGAAAAATAAAAACAAACCTTAGAGGCTCAACACATGGCGTGTAAAAATCAAATTATAAAAAGCTTATGGTCGGGGGCAGGTCTCCAAAAAGTCTTTCAGACACGCCATAGTCTCCTGTTCCCGGCCGTCAAAAAGATGAATAACAGTTTGGGGCGTCGCATAATAAAAATCATGGAGGATTAATTTTGGGAAGGATTAATTTGGCAAAGGTTGCGGCGTCCCAATTAATAAGAAAGGAGTAAACATGCAAGAAACATCAAAAGAAATGATAAAACTCTTTTATTCAGACGCACAAAAAAGAGAGATCGCTCAAGAAATGGCCATAAAAGTCGGTGAATTATCTAATTTGAATGATCGATTAAGCAGCATCAAAAAGCAATTCAAAACAGACATTGAAAGCGCGGAGCTTATAGTTAAAAGCAATGCTGATAAACTCCGTACCGGCTATTATTACGATCATGTTGAATGTCATGTCTTGAGAGATTTTCACACCAAAGAGGTTCATCTTATCCGGTGCGATAATTGCGAACTGATTAAATCCAGAGACATGAGGCCGGAAGAATTGCAAATGACTCTTGATGAAGTTGAGAAAGATAATAAGGATAAAAATGTTTAAAGCAAAATATCCGCATGCGATAAGATCATCTGTATCATTTAAAACAGGTAAAAGATTGGATCGGATGGCTAAAGAAAAAGATGTCTCATTTTCTAAAGTTGTCAGAGGAATTATTGATAACTATTTTGAATTGAATCCATCTGAAGGAATACCAATTAATGCCCTACGAAAATAAAACCGGCTTCCCATCAGTAACCGATATCATAAGCCCATATGTCGATAAGCGATGGTTTACAGCCGAACACCGAGAACGCGGGTCCGCTGTCCATGCCTGCGCTGCAGCTCATCTTTTAGGCTTGTATGTCCCCAAATTAAAACCCGATTGGCAGGGCTATTTTGACAGCTTTAAACGCTGGGCGGACCTCGTAATTGACAAAGTTTTTATCGTTGAGAAACGGCTATCTGATAAACGACTTGGCTATTGTGGCCAGCCGGATACAATTGTAATTCTCAGAGGCGATAGATATGCTGTCCTGCCGGATTGGAAAAGCTCTCAGGCTTATCAAAGTTGGTGGGAGATACAAGTCGGGGCGTATAGGGCTTTGGCTGAAGCTAATGGATATGAAACCTACAAGGGATTATCTGTGAGAATGAAAAAAGATGGTTCAGGGTGTTTAGTGAATGAGCATAAAAGCAATGTAAGGGCCTGGAATATTTTTGTTGGATTGCTCAATGCTCATAAATTTTTTAATAGGTAGTTTTCCGTCTATCGCTCTATTATATTTCTTGAGGAAAAGAGATGATATTTCTTAATAAAACATTAGGAGCTAATTTATGGGAATACTTGATTTTGGGATATTGAATAAAGAAAAACCAGAAGATTTTCTCGAACAGGAAGGTGCGCTACCCGTCAAAAAAGACCCATTCGACCCGAAACCGCTGACCGAACTTTTCGCTAAATTTGTCGATCAGATATCCGAAATGGATACAAAGGCTCAATTGCACGAAGTGACTGACGAAATCACCTGCAAGGAAGCCAATGAAATGACGAACCAAGCCGCCAAGCTGGTAATTGTGATTGAGAAAAAACGAAAACAGATCAAGGAACCATATCTCAAAGTAACGTCTGCTTTGGATAGCTTCGCAAGCGGACTGAAAAAGGGTTTGTTGTCTATTCAGGAGTGCTTAAAACAGGAAATGTTGCCCTATACGTTAGAACTTGATCGAAAGCGTAAAGAGGACGAAGCCAAGCTGGCAGCAGAGTCGAAAGCTGCGCAAGACAAACTTGATGCTGAAGCTAAAAAAGAACGTGATCGGATAGCTGACAACGCAAGGCAACAAGCTATTGATGAAGGAGAATTTGAAGAAGCGGTAATTGAACAACGTGCCGAAGAAGCGATCTCAATGGTTGATAAAGCCCCAGTTGTTGTAACTCAAACTTCTGCCATTCCTTCCAGGATTGAAACGGAATCCGGCACCGCGAAGCTGAAAACAGAATGGGATTGGAAAATAACAGATTTTAAAGCATTGCCGGCTGATCTTTTTGAGGATCGTAAAGATGAAATCATAAAGGCGATAGCTCCCTGGATTAATGCCCGTATGAAAATCGGCATGAGAAATATCTCAGGGGTTGAATTTTTTGAAACGACTAAACTTAAAACAAGTACACGGAGGTAAAAAATGGATGCAAAATTAGAAACAATTATGATTAATAATGTTGAGTATGTTAAAAAAGATTCAATCCAAACACCAACAATAGTAAAAGATTATGTTATTATTCGTACACATTCGGCTGGAGTTCATGCTGGTGAGCTTATAAGTCGTAATGGGAAAGAGGTTGAATTAAAAAATGCAAGACGTATTTGGTATTGGGATGGAGCAGCATCGCTTTCACAACTTGCGATGGAAGGCACAAGTAAGCCTCAAAACTGTAAATTCCCATGCGAAGTAACAAAAATAATTTTAACTGATGCTATTGAAGTAATTCCATGTACCCAAAAAGCCATAGATAGTATTAAGGAGGTTCCGATATGGCAAAAATAAGTGGTTACGGTTCCGGTTCCGGTTCCGGTGACGGTTACGGTGACGGTGACGGTTACGGTTACGTTGACGGTTACGGTTACGGTTACGGTGACGGTTACGGTTACGGTTCCGGTTCCGGTTACGGTTACGGTTCCGGTTACGGTTACGGTTACGGTTACGGTTACGGTGACGGTTACGGTTACGGTGACGGTTAAAAATAATTTTTAAAATATGATGGAGGTAAAAATGATTTGGGGTTCATTTTTTGCAGGCGCAACGGCTATGCTTTTTGCAATAGTAATCTTGTTGTGGCTTATTCCGCATAGAGATAAGAAAGAAAATGCTATTTTCAGAGAAGAACAAAGGTCAGACATGGGAATCTTGCAAAGCTTTTGGCAGAGAGCTAACGAAACAGCTCTCGAAAGAAATATAATTCTTAATGAAATCTTATCTGTATTAAACAAAGGGAGGTAGGAGCATGACAGAAGAAAAAGAACTTGCCAAATATACGGCAAAAGATGGTCAAGAATTATCGATTACGGAATCCGCTGTCAGAAAATATCTTGTTAGCGGTAAATCTGAATTGATTACATCGCAAGAAATAATGTATTTTCTTGGCGTTTGTAAAAGTAGAGGTTTAAATCCTTTCAAGAAGGATTGTTATTTGATTAAATATGGTAATGACCCAGCCGCAATTATAACATCTATTGATTATTTCAGGAGTAGAGCAAAGGCGCAACCAGACTGTCGAGGGTGGAAAAAGGGCATTATTGTCATAGATGAAAACGGAAACATCAAGGATTCCTTAGGCTTAATTTTGGAAGGCGAAACATTGATAGGCGGATGGTTTGAAGCTAAACCGGCTGGCTGGGATGAAGTTTTCAGGCTTGAGGTCAATTTAAAGGGTTATATTAAAAAGACCCGTGACGGCAAAACAACAAAGTTTTGGCAAGAGGATAATCAACCAACCATGATCGCCAAAGTTGCAGAAGGACAAGGACTTCGTACTTTATGGCCCGATGAATTTCAAGGAATGTATGAGGAAGCCGAAATCCAGGAAACAATAATTGATATAGAACCCAACGATATGAGTCTTACCGAAGCTGTTGACCGCTTTGAGGCTTTCCGGAAAGAGAGATCTCAAGAACCTGAAGATGTTAAATTACTGGAAGATTTTGTCAGACAGAGCGCCGAGGCATTGGGCATTACGACCGCCAAGCTCAAGGCGCAGGCTGCGGATGATTTGGATTCGTTTTGGATGGAGTTTGAAAAGTGGAGATTACGACAATCCGATCCAGTGGCAACAAATTGGTGGGACCATGACAGGCATTGGAGATTTCTGAAATCTGAAAACTTCGGTAAAATGGTTTGTTTGGGGCTCAACCTTGCTACCGATCTTAGTGGAAAAGATTATCCTGGCGCACTCAATACACTTCTGTCTGCTTCAGATGAAATTAAGGATGCCATTGCTGTTAAATATGATAGGCTGTTCGGCATTGGAGCCTTCGAGCAACTTGCTGAGCCAAAAGATGAAGCGTTGGAACTTGCCCAGGCTCAAGTGCTAAAGGATATTTTAAAGGCAATAAGTGGTTATCATTCGGACATAATCGCTGAAGCACAACAATCTATCGGGGCGGTTGGTGAAACGCCGAAAGACCCCGACGGGGCTCAAGAATTATTGGATGCCTGCAAGAAGATTGATTTTAAGGCTGAGAATGGGGGATAAGCCAAAAGTTATTGTGTTATGCGGTTCGTCAAGATTTGTTGATATAATGGCTACATGTGCATGGTTGATCGAAAGAGATGAGCAGTCTATTGCTATGGGATTACATCTACTTCCTTATTGGTATGCCACTAAAGAAGAGATTCCAGATCATTTAGCAGAGCATGAAGGTGTGGCAGATGCGATGGATAATCTTCATCTTAGAAAAATTGATATTGCACATGAAATCTTCGTTGTGAATTATGATGATTATATCGGGGACAGCACAAAAAGAGAAATCGAGTACGCTAAAAGTAATGGCAAAAAGATTCGATGGTACACACATGATTCAATAGGGGAAAAAGTTAACAAAATATTGAGCAGATATTTTTCCTCCCAATCCACCCATGCAGCCGACACCAAGCGCGGTGCCGCTGATTAAGGTCGTTATGTGGTTGCATATAATAACGAAAAAGGAGGTAAAAATGATTTCTTTTATGTTTAGTGTTTTAGGAAGTGTGACTTTTTGGGTAGTGTTTTTTGTGGTCGGTTTTATTATTGGGAGTGTTATTATAAAACATATTGCCCCGTTAACGTGGGAAACTTTTAAAACTGGCAAACGACCACAAAGCAAACAGTTTTCTTCTTTAAAGGCAGATGCGTTATGTATGGTGTTAGTATGTATTTCTGTTTATCTTTTTTGGCCTGTAGCGTTAGTTGGTTATATATGCTGGCTTTTGCTTAAAAATCTACTTTATCCAGTATTTAGAAAGAGTGTTGTTCTCGCTGGTGATTTTGTTCCAGATATTGAGATTAAGAAACGGGATACCACATAACACCCGCTGCACATGGATAGGCAGGGTCGTGGCGCTAACTAAATTATACATGTACGCATTTGGTCTGGCTTTAAGCCTACATTGCGTGATCCTGCCTACCCGTGAGCTAAATACGTTATATGAGGTAATATATGAAAAAAATAAATATAGACCTGCCTATTCCGGATGAAAGAAACAATATTTGTTACCGAGTTAACAGAGACTACCGAGCCGCTGCTAATTCATCACGTGGCGGCTCAGTTTGACGTTAATCCGCCGAAACTTCCATCCTCGGCATGATAGATAGTATCGCTAATATCTTAGCAAGGATACCTTCTCCGCCAGTACGATCAAATGTAATCTCAGTTCCATCCGGTAGCTTACAGGTTAGTTTTTCATCAGTCCGGCCATCAAAAGTAGCTATCTTTTTATTAGAATCATAGGTAAAGGTTGAGGTTTTATTGCCAAAAGTTGAGCACCCACAAAGCATGAATAGAATTAAACTATATACCAATAATCGTTTCATAACTATCCTCAACTAATAATTTATGGTAACTCGATTTACCAAACCATTTAACAGCCGAATATTTAATCCATCTCCGCCATGCAGGATTCTTTCTATATTCCATGATTTCGAGATAAACCTTATCAGCTATATGCTTAGGAACAATAGGTAGGCTATTAATTCTATAAAGATAATCATGGCAAAGACCAGCTCTTTTAGAAGTTCCCTTAATAATAGGTACTGATTCAAAATCAAATACAAAACAAGTAGGAACAACGATTTTGAAGTGGTAATCGTATTTTTCCAAAATGGAACTTATAAATATAAACGGCTTTGTCAATTCAACATATTTGTGGTCATCCAATGCCTTAGTTTCAAGAGTTGTTAGTATCTTTGTCATGGCTCCCACCTCTCACATTCTTATAAAGGGTCTCAAACATAGTTGCTATTTTATTATCCCATGACCAAGGAGTTATAGTAGCTACACCTTTAAGCAAGCCAAGAAATAACCCAATGGCTAAAAGATTATTTGAAATAAATTCTAAAATCATTGGGTCTAACTTTATCATATCGGCCATCCCTTCAGAGTCGTTATAAGTTCCTCTCTTTCTTTATCTTTAAGATATTCTTCAACCTGAATCCCAATAGTATGAGCACATATAAATTCTTTATCTTTAGGCCCTTCGATATTAACGATTCTTTTATTAAGATCTATATCAACGATTTTACATCCAAAACCACTAGCTATTAAACTAACTTTTTGTAAAAACCATGCATCAAGTTCGACTTGAGTCATCATTTCATTACGGTATTCTTATGTGATTGAAGGTGAATATGCCAGCCCTTACCTGAATTATGATATACTGCACACAACTTTTCCGGTCGTTTAGGGTCATATATCCATTTTGAATTTAGGTGAGTACACACCTCCCCAGGATCAACAGCACACGCAACAGGGGGAGCATGTAAGGCGTTACCTTTTAATCGCTCTATGTTCCTACTCCTGATGTCCATACCTCGACCACATCCATGCACACCTTTATCATCTTCACGGAAGCCGCTTGTGAACACGATCCCATCGTAACGATCTATAAGCCACAATATGATCTCTACAAGTTTAGGCTGATAAGGCCACGCAAGTAACTGTATAACGACTTCAGCATTTTTGATTTTAGTCATTTAATTATCCTGTCCCCGTAGGGAATGCTGTTTGATATGCGATCGCAAACAATGCTATAACACCTGCAACATAAACTGCCCTAACTCCCCACATCCAAAAATCAACATTCTTTTCCTCTCTTTCCTTCAAAGCTTCATCAACAGCTTTTCTTGTTTCTAGCTTAATAAATCTTCTATCACAACCCACAAATCTATTGTTTATTTTTTCATGTACTTCTTTAAATCCAGCTTGAACAGATTTATTAATGTCAGCTATTGCCTCAAATACTGCGGTTGCATCTACTGTAGCTGGTGGCATATTTCCCCCCTATGTATATGTTCAATTATCCGAATAACTGTCAGATCCGATTCCATAGAATTATTCCTCGTAATCCTCTGGAAGTTTACCCTCCGCTTTTAAAGCATCAATCGCCTGTTCCTTAATCTTGTTTTGAATTTTTATTTCATTAGTTATTTTTTCTCTCGCTGCATCAGCCTTAACTTGATTAATTGTTATCCCTTTGCCCTTTTCACCTTCCCACGCATCACGGTCTTCTCTTGATTGCGGGATTTCTGAAAAATCCATATCATCATAAGGCAACCCTGGGAATTTAAGATTCATAGTCTTAGTAAAAACTCTTTCAAGCCATTCATACTCAAATTCAAATAAAATTCTTCTCGATTTAGGAGCCGGATGAATTATCGCTACTGTTTTGTCTGGTCTGTAAACTACCCTCACTTTACTCATTATTGATCTCCTATCGCCATGATTAACCAGGCTGTCGGGTCGCTTAATACAGTATTAGCTCCACACTCAAAATCAGCGTCTGTAGCAGCTTGAGCTGTACACACAATACTTTTAATAGAGCCAGTTCCTCCTTGTGGAATTCCAACTAGTACAGCAACACCGCCACCAAAATTCGTATCCCATACTACCTCTAGTTTTCCTATTGCGGTATCATTAACAGTATCAACATTATAACTATCATTAATACCGCCAGAAGCATTAGCATTTACAAATGCTTTTATGATGCTATCGCCCGTTGTGCCGCTACCACCGTAAGCTTCAGCTAAAGGTGTAGTCAATCCGGTCATAGATGTAATGTCAGCATTAGCTCCATCGCTTGCAGCATCCGTCACTTTTGCAAGAGGTATCCCATTATCATCAAGGCCGGTCATAGATGTAATATCGGCATTGGCTCCATCGCTTGCAGCATCCGTCACTTTTGCAAGAGGTATCCCATTATCATCAAGGCCGGTCATAGATGTAATATCGGCATTGGCTCCTGACTCAGCTTTGTCGGATGGTATGTGAGCAAATCCCTGCAACTGCGTTATTTCACTTTGCTCGATGGTGAGAATCGTTCCGGCCCCTGCATTGCCATCGTCTTGAATTGTAACCATACAAATAGGAAACTTATCTATTGGTACGGCTGGCTCTCCAACTCCGCCGGCTGCAACATTTTCCGTACCTTCCACAATGGCCAGAGTCCCGCTTGAGTCAATCGTAAAAAGTATTTTATTATAAAAATCCGCTGTTAATGCCGTTGTTTCAAAAGCTCCAGCCGTTCCAAGATCAGCTACAGCAAGACCAGCGTACTCAACTTTTGTTATCCCGAAATAAACCACCCCTTCATATATAGCAATGGTCTGATCTGGTGTATCTTGATCTTCAGCATAAAAACCGACGCCGATTTGAGCGTGTTCTTTTACATCTCTGATATGACCTGGAATCGTATTATTCAATGCGTCAACTGCGGGTGTAGTTAAATCCCATGCTTTTGCTGCCATTTAATATCCCTCCGAATCCCAATCTATTGTCCCGCCCACGTCTGCCGCCGTTGCCGGATTAAAGACATGAGCTTTAAAATTCGTTTTTGTTTTTAATTCGTGTGTTGATAGCAATGAGGCCGCGCTTACAATATTTGTATTGATTTTTATAGAGGCCGCCGTTGAATATGGCCTGTCAAACGTGATTGTAGTTCCGCCAACGGCTACTGTTACATCCGCCCCTGAATTTCTAATGGTCGGTAAGTCAACACTTAAAATCATGCTTGATATTGCTATGTTATTATTAGGATAGGTTGTGCTATCCACAGTAAGCGTAATCTTAAATTTGATGTATCTGAATGTCTCTGAAATGCCGTCAGCAAAAGTGGTATAAGTCGAATAATCCGCGCCATTGGTTGAGTAGGCGTACTCTATCCCGAACGAACAGCCGGCATATGAGGTTGAAACTATAGTTAAGTAAATAGACCCGGTTATTGTTTCAGTCATGTCAACAACCTCTGTCTCCAGAAGCCCTGTATCATATCCCGGGTTCCACATTCTCTTTGTTCCGGAATCGTTCATCTTTTCAGTTCCGGAATCGTTCATCTTTTCCGTGCCTGTAACATAAAATCCGCCAGCATAATAAAACACTAAATCCCTCGCCACTTGCGTTGCGGTCAACGCAGCATCTATTCTGTCTATTTTTTCAAGCTGATAGAAAATATTCTGGACTGAAGATTGAATAAGCGTAATTGCCTGCGATGCTTCAGTCGCAGATTCGTTACCCGAAGTATCAAATGCCTTTATCATATAGATTTTTGATCCGGCAGTATAGTTCGTAAGTAAGAATCGTGTATGGGTACAGGTAGCGATAAGCGTACCTGAAAGCCATGATGCTCCCTCACGAATTTCAAAGTGTGAAAAGTCTGCGTCGGTTGCCTGGCTTGGCCGATCACAAGTAAATAAAACAATGTCCCCGATCTGAGAAACCACAAAACCAGTGACATTTGAAGGCGCTGCGGACTTGCCATCGATAACTTCTGATACTGATGAAACATCATCTATTAATTGAACGGCGCCATTTGTGTTCTCGGACAAAATTTTAACATATAATGTATCACCTTCATCAAATTTAGCTGCTGCAGCCTCTATCCTGAAAGCTGCGCCCGAAGCTGATGAGCCATAATATTCGAAAGTTGAATCATCGGTTGATGTCCAGACCTGCCCCCGGACCCAGAACGGATTATTCGGCCTGGTAAAAGTCAGGGTAACATACGGCACATAAGATCCGTCATTAGCAATAAACCCACCCTCGGCAAGCGCGGTGCTTGTTACTGCAACCGGAACATACGGATTCGGCAGGGTGGATTCATAACTGGTCTGAATGCCCACCAGTGAGTCGTCATACACACCGGAATAATATGCTTCAAGCGTAAAGCTGGGCTGTCCATGATGGGTTTCAGTTTTTGACTTGACGAGAAACTCTTTTGTTGAGAAGCCGGGCAAACTGTGCGTAACGGTCACAAGATCATATACTTCCAAGTCGCCTGCATCAGAAAACGCCCTAAATTTGCACTCATAATCAGTATATTTGAATTTATTGAATTTGAGTTTGCATCGACGATTAGCAAGTTCTTCGTCTGTGATATACCAAGCATTTTCCTGATATAGGATCTCGCCATTAATTGCTATACTTTCCTCGTTTTTTTCTTCAACAGATACGTTTTTATTTGAATCCTTATAATGTATTCTGACCACGTTGGGCTTTTGTGGCTGGCTCCACGAAAACGAATCCTTGACGATATTGTCTTCAGTAAACGCATGAGATACAGTTTTTGCAGTAAGCCCGCCTGCCCCATCTGCCATTTGCGCCGAATCCCAAACGGGTTTTAACTTCCCTTGTGATCTTATTACACGCCCGTTGAACGATTGCCACAGCAGTTTCTTGACATCCGCCATAGCCATATTAACGTCAACATTAAAATCAAACCTGTATCGCGGGAGTGAACTACCCGTCGGGACTTCATCGCATAGTTCCTCAAGCGATTTAAAATCATTCAGGTGAAGATCACCAGCACTATATGCCTCAACGTCAGTGTACCAATCATATGCAGCTACACTTGGATTGCGTGTGAACGCATCCGCGCCGCCTGCCAATGGCGCACAGAGTTGGCCTTCCATGACAACTGTAACTCTCGGTAGCGATCCGATCTGTCCATCGTCTTTTGCAAAAGTAAATGCGGTATATGCTATACCTCTATAAGCACTTGCCTTTGTTGAAAACCGTGCATCGGCTGTCTGTGTCCGGTTTCCTTTGTATTCGGTTTTTGTATGTGTGCCGGTCAACTCCGACCATTCGATATCGTTGACCTCCCACCGTGTGATCCCTTCGGTCACTCCCATACAATGCCCGATAATAACCCGCAGATCGGAGGCGTCAGGATCATTGTATCTCAGATGATTGCCACCGATCTTACACTTTCCGTAGCACCTCGCAACAGCAACTCCGTCCGCTATCGTGTTCTGTACCCTGCCTGATTTGCTGGAATATGTAGGTGATGCACCGAGATCTTTTAGATAGGTATCTTCGTCTTTAAAAAATTCATCATACCATGGCGTGGCAAGAAATATATCACCATAAATCTCATAATCAGTACCCTCAAGAAACACTTCTTTAATAAGAGCTTCTTCGGCTTCAGCCCATATAGGGTCAATTATCTGTTCTGAAATAAAATCCCATACAAATCCGCCCATTATATCTCCATGCTCATCAAGGTAGCCCTTTTTTTGAAACCATAAACAGAATGTCCGACCACGTCATCTGTTACAAACTGAATTGACTTTGCGCCCTTTTCTTTCGCCCACTCGATCAGCATACCCAATGCTTTATTATTTTCTTCTGTGCCAGCCGTCTTTGAAAACAGTACGCTAACGCAGTCAGACAGAGGCGGCTTGACGTTATTAACAGCCACCATATATCCTACAGGGCTATCTTTTTCTATTGCACCGATAATAAACATATCAGGGTTTCTTGATTGAGATATCAAAAACTGAACCCACTCTCCCCGGTCGCACGGAAAATAGTCCGTCACATCATCATCTATTTTTAGCAGTTTTGCTATATCTTCGACCTCAAGTTTTTTTATCATATGTCGGCATCCTGTTTTTTGCTTACATGAAGGCAACCGCCGAAGTTGGCACTATTATCGGCGCTCGGCCCCCAATTATTATTCGCTTCGCAGGTGTCCCATGTCTGATCGCAACCCTTATAGATTACATAAGTGCAGGTATTATCAACCGCGAACGGCAATTGAACATCAAAAGTAACTTCATCGCTTGCGGCAACAAAGTTTTTTACTTTCCGGTAATACACCACAGAAGACTTGGTGATTTCTATTCTGCCATAATTCCAGTAATCTTCTGCCTGGGTTAAGGCATTATCCACAAGCGTTGTCGTCGATCCGCTGTCAGCCGTACCCGAAGCTGTCAGGCTGGTCAGATCAAAAAGGCTATCTGTGTCGCACTCCGTGCCACCGGGCACCCAAGGACACATCCGCTGATAATGGAATGACAATGCTTTTTTATTCAGTGGGTTTCCGGTCGTTGCTGTAACGGTGAGCCACAATGGACTTATCTCTTTCGGGCGTTCCATAAAGCCATTAAACACCTCAACATAGTAATCCGCAGAAGCTACATCGTCCAAAAACACCCTCTTGATTATCAATGACTTGCCGTGAAAATCCTCATTATTAGCGTATGCGGCCATGTCTCTTAACACATTGCCAAACTTGACCGTCAGCCGTCCGACCTCTCCTTCTATGGTTTGCTGTATTCCACTGACTTCTATTGCTTTTGCGGTGTAAGTACTGCCTGCTGTGGGAAATGTCACATTTGATACATAAGCTGCGAACCGGATAGTAGAAGCCAGGCCAAGTTCGAACAGAAGACACGGACGTTTCTGCTGTGCGTCGAGCTGGGTTATGACATTGGCGTGTAAATCTTTAGGCACTTAGTTTTCCTTTTCAAACATAATCTCGCAATTCCATCTACTTGCTGAAATCGGCGACATTTTTAACGAACCGTCAACCCATCTGCCAGTTATGTTTGCACCGCTTCCGATATAGCTTGGAACTGACTGCCAGCTAAAGTTGTGGAAGCCGCCGTATTGCTCATTGTAGTGTGTGAGCAATGTCTGCCTATCTGTGCTGGTCAATGTCTTAAATCTTAACCTATAAGTATCGACTGAAGTTGCAGAGAGATTGTAATACTCTTTCTTCATGGATTCAGATGGAGTTATAATATTATGGAAATCAGGCTCCATGGATATTACTTCATTTGGAACTAATGAAAACGCGCTTCCTGCTGCCATTAGGCACCACCTCTTACCATGCTTCTAACGCCCTGGTCATTGTTATAATTATCGATAACAGCTTTGGGGGCGACTCTGCGTGCCACTATCTCGGCAATCTGTGCAAAAACCCTGCGCTGTGTCGCTACATCCTGAAACGTAGGATTATTCAAAATTACATTGAACACTTGCGGACTGCCTTGGCCCCCTGACATTTTAACAGGCACTTTTCCGCCCTTCAACGGTATATGCGCCTCATTAATATTCCCTGTCTGATACAATCCGGCAGCTCTGGATATACCGCCCTGATCGTATGATGGCGGTTCTGAGGCTCTAATCATTTTTACTTGCATAGCGCCAAAAGCAATAACAGCAGCGGCGGCAGCGGCACCAAGCGCAGGCCCGGCAGGTCCAAGTGTCAACATAGATTCATACGCTTTCACCGCGCCTGCGCGTGTTGAAATCATAGTTTCAATAATTTTAAAGGCTTTATATGCTCTAAAGGCTTCTTTGCTGTGTTTGCCCCCCATTTCTGAAATCATCTTGAAATTATCAGCCATCATGCCTGTAACGCTCTGTATGGTATCCATGCGTTGCTGAGATTCCGCTTTATCAATGGCTTTCATTTTCGCGCTGGTAAGTTTCGCGTTCTTGGTTTTATCAATCCCATGTTGTTCCCAGAGCTTTGCCTGTTTTAATATTTCCTCCCGTTCGAGATCAAACCGGCTCTTACCGATGGCAGCATATTGTGTATTAAACTCTTTCATGACTTTAAGCCTTGCTGCGGTCGCCGTCATTTCTGCTGCAGCCGGTGATCCGGCTTTAACTGTTCCCGCCAGTCCAGCCCCGGCTATGCCCTTTGGTGTGGTTATTGATACATAACCGTCCGCTGTTCTGGCACCGGCACGCAATTCTTTAACGCGCTTCATGGCATCGGCAAGATTGTTTGTTTCTTGCTTCGCTATTCTTGCCGCATCTGCCCAATCATATAAATCTTCGCCCGCTTTTCCAGAAAATATATACGCTGCAGCTTGCGCAGCCTTACCGAGAGCGGTCGCTATTTTTAGTGAGTTTTCTGCAAATTCGGCAAGCTGATCAATAACTTCCGGATGCTTTTTAATCATTACATTTAATTGTTTAACCCACTCAGTAACCTGTGGGAGCAATGCGGTTCCTATGGCTGCAGCTACCCCTTCAATATTTGCTTTTAATAGCTTCATCTGATTGGCGTAACTACCCATTGTGCGCTCTTGATCACCAATGGCGGCTGCAGATCCTTCAAGCATTAATTTAAAAGCTACACCGGCTTTAGTATTTGCATCAAGTAGTCCCTTACCGCTATACAGTCCAAGTGAAAGGGCTTTTTGCTTTACAACAGTTTCATTCAAGACAACTCCATATTTCTTCATCGTCTCGAAATTGCCAACCAATCCGGATTGAATATCAGCCATGACTTGCGCTGTGGGTAAGTTATTGAATGATCCAAGATCTGCAGACAGCTTTACAACTGCATCCGACATAATTATTGCTTCATCAGATGCCATTCCCATTGGTACAAGTAAGTCCTGAACGCTTGACATATATTGTTTTGCTTCGCGCTCAGACATGGCGTAAGCGTCCACAAGAACTTTTGCCATATCTTCAGCCTGTTTCTTATGGTCTTCAAACACAACATCAAATTTGCCTTGAACTTCCTGTAAATCAGATGCAGCATCAATGGCTTTTTTCATGGCGAAAACATAGGCTGCACTAAACGCAGCGACACCAACGCCAATAGCCCTGAAATTAATAGACTTTATAGCGTTCTTCATATGTACGGCTGCCTTCTGCGTCATGGTCTTAGCTTTTGCAAGATCACGCTTCAGCTTATCGGTCTTAGCTCCGACTGAAATATAGATGCCGCCTAATCTCATTTCCTATCCCTCATAACTTCAAATCTCGCACGTTGGATCGACTCTAAACAATACAAAATATCGTCTTTACGTATTCCCATTAATTCCATAACCTTAAATGGATCAATCTCGATTACGCCGAACACTTTTCGATAAACCTGAAATACTCCAACATTTTCCTGTATTAATCCCGGTTGAAAAAATTCGCATTTAGAATAATCCTGCTCTCCAATCTTACCACAGATCGGATCTTCACCATAGGCTTCAAAAGTTTCTCTGCAAACATCGCAATCTAATGTTACGATTTTTTTGCAGAACTCGATAAGTTTTTTAGTTGATCGTCCTGTTCCTGTTTAATATCCTCTGCGAGCTTTTCTCTTAACTCGGCTATAAGAACATTAAACCCCTCGATCTCTCTGGATGCCAGCATGATATTTTTGTTGTTGCAATCAAGCGGCTTGCCTTTGGTATCAAAGAAATTCTCCCATGCAACAACAGCTTGCGTCAGGGTTAACTCTCTGTCTTTTTTCTTATCTGTAACCTGAGAAAGAGATGGTTCAAAATCACCCTTTTTATTTTTTTTATAACTGATATTCTGATCAAATACCTCATCAAAAATATCGGTAATTTCGCCCGGTGATAAATGCTTGATCTTTATTCGAGCCCCGTCTGGATCATTCGGTACATCAAACCATCTTTCTGTACTCTTTGTAATGCGCATAATTGCTCCTTTTTCGCTCCGGTATTGCCCAGGGAAACCGCAATGGCGGAGCAATCCATTACGGCCTTTGAATCCCCAGGCAAATCGATTAAGTAAATCTCAATGGGGCTCTGCATAGCTGGACAGTAAATGAAATATCTCCCAATGCGCCTACCCCTGAATAATTAACATCAACAGCGGTTACTTTAACATGGCCAACCGGCGTGTTCGCCAGAAGTCCGCCAATAGCAGCGGTTGAAGATGTACTGTTGGGAATATAGTAACTTGCTGAATCAACATAAAAACGAATAGATGTTAATACTGTGCCATTAAGCATACAGGAACGGAGAAAGTTCTGACCGCTTGTATCATCTTTTTTATAACTACCTGCAAAGGTAACTGTTCCACAACGAGTTAAACCGGCAATATAATCGTCGTAATCATCACCGAACTCTACATCCTCCAACATTTCTCGGCTAAAACCGGACCAAGACCACGTCCCCATTCCAAGAACAAGGACTGTTCCGATAGTAACCTTCCCCTTGTAACTTGCTTTGCTTTCCAATGCCATAATATCCTCCTAAGTTTCGCTCCGGTTTCCTTTTAATAATGTATTGAACATCACATAAGTATTATATCCAATGCCCATAGTTGTCAGATGCTCAACATTTATAGAACAGTCTGTTAAAATAGAATATCCTGCCTCATTAGCTTTTTTCCAAAAAAATGTATCTTCGCCAAGTCCGGGTTTGCCATATTCAGGCAACTCGAACCAGGGCCGATCTATATTCGTGAATACTTCCATGTCAAAAAATACTGATCCCATTCCAGTTATATCAACATCTAAAGTCTTTTTGTTATCCATAGCGTCTTTTATTTCTTCATAAGGTATGTCTGCCACAGAGCCGTCCTCATTTCTTCTGAACATTATCGGATCAAAAGGCGGGTAACGCCTGAATACCGGCACAGATACTATCGGTTTTTTATGCGAGATCAACTTCTCAAGTGTGTCTGCATCAAAATATGTTTGATCGGTGTCCGTAAACCATAAATGAGTTACGCCAGTATGCAATGCTTGAACTACAATATCGTTTCTAACCGCTGCAATCGAGCCTGGAGCATGAGGAACGAAGAAATCATAATCACCCTTTTTTATATTATTAAATGAAAAGACAAAATTCGCATGGATCATGGAGTTTGTTATTGGCCAGCCGATCCCCAATCTCATTCCATTCTTTTTGTTTCTTTTTATTTTACGCTTCCAGTATGTTTTCTGATCGTGTTTTAATGTTTCTGGAGCATAAGCTCTTATAAGATGTTCATCTTTCGGATCACCCTTTGAGTTTATCGGATGGTCGTGTAACACCTTTGCTTTCTCTGCATAAGCGAATCTGTCCAATTCAGTTGCGATATCTCTTAATTCATGTTCGCCAAAACAATGCTTATAATCAGTCGAATAAAACTCACCGCCGGTATATTCCAATATCTTTTTGTGCGCTAAAAAATGAGCCTGTTCGTTCCATCCACCCGGATCTTCGGTACTAAGCCCTACCACTCCCCAGCCGTCAGGGAACTTAGACATTTTCTTGACAGCTTCTTTTAAAAAGCCATCCTGTGGTACAGTATCATCCCCCAGGAACATAACCAGATCATACTTAGTTTTCTTGACTAATTTATCCAGCATTTTAGGACAGCCGATTTTATCCCTATCAACCTCAGTAATAACTTCATAGTTTTTAGGATCGCCGGCGTTCTCTTTAATTGCCCTCAGACAAATCTTAACCTTATCCTCTCTGACTACTGGAATAATAATTGATACTCTCATTTGCTCCCTGCTCCTTTGATTGCATACATTAATCCGTAAGTATGTATAATTTTATAAGCCGGATCTGTTTCTCTATCCTCTAATTTTATAACCCCAAAAAAAGCTTTTATATCATAACGATTCCACGCTATCGCAATATGGTTGGTGTAATAAAACCAACTGTTAATATTCCAAAAACTTAAATGAGTAGGGTCCTGAAATGCTCCCCGGCCATCTGTCGAAGGTGTAAGGTGTTCAAAAAAACCATCCGGCTTGAGAACTCTGAATATTTCCTCAATTACTTTAATGGTCTTTCCTAATGGTATGTGTTCAAGAAAATCAAAAGCCCTTACTTCATCGATTGAATCTGACTTAAACGGAAATCCTTCTGACAAGTCAGCTACAATATCCGGCTTGGTGTTTTCTCGATTGTCGATCGTTATATAGTCCTTTACCCGCCTAAGTCCTGTTCCTAAATCGATTTTCATTTATCTCGCCTTCTCTAAAAGCACTTCATACTCGACACTATACCCATGTATAGGGGTGTCTTGTGTAAAGTCGTTATTTGGCATCGTAAGGCTACGCGTACAGTATAAATGTCGCCAGCCCGTGACTGTTAAATCGCAATCATCAAACATGGTTTTCAGATCTTCAAATAAGTCCCCGGCCTCAGTTGCATCCTCATCCTCACTGAAAATATTAAACTGAATTAAAAATTCCTCGCGTTCATCTACAAAATCCAGATCGTCAAGATCGCTCACGCTGAAAAAAACACAGTATGGAAAAGTTACGCCCTGTGGAGCGATATTAAGATACATACGTCCGGAAAGATTATCATAAAAATCACCCCCGTCGGTAAACTTACTATATATACCTTCAAAAAGTGCGTTCATAGTTTATCAAGTTCCTTTTGATATGTTATGTTTGCCTTTGCTCTGTTCTTATGTACTGCCGGTCTTAAAAATGGCATAGCTGGTATCGGTGTTCTTTTAACTCTGGCCAGTTTCCAGTTTCCACTCCTTCGTTTTGCCATTGGATTAAACTCCGGATTTTGAATCCGCTTGACATTCCCGGGAGTTCCAAGCTCAACAAACGGAGCATGATATGGCGGTCTATAATTGCCTTTCATTTGGCATCCAACTATATAACCGCCATCCGGAAATTTACTTTTACGCACATCAAATTGACTTAAAAGCCCTCTGGCTGTTGTAGTCTTTGCCTTTTGTTTCAAAATTCGTCTTGCATCCCGCATGATCCTTTTGGCAACCTCTTTGTTCGTCCGATCCATGGCTTTATCGACCGCTTTTATAACTTCCTTGCCGTTCCATTCGAATTCAGGCATTATGTTTCCTCTAAGCAAAGCATTTCTAATATCAGATTGCGCTTATCCACATTTATCAGACTTATAATATTAAAATATTTGTCGGTATCTGTCATAGGATCGTGCCATTTAATACGCATGTCCGCCGTAATGTTTAATGTTCGAAGATGCCTGATCCGGATTCTATGAGTTACGCTCAATTCCAGCTTCATAGAATCGAGCAATTCGGTTGCCTTCAGCGGCCAGATCGCAGCCCTGGTCGGGTACAAATCAGCCCAGGTTGTAGTAAGCCCACCAATAGCACTCCGTGTCGAAGTCCTTTCTTGAATAACTATTAAATGTCTTAAATCGCCTGATCTCATTATTAACTCGATTCAAAATATCTTGTAAAAATAGGAGAATTGATTTGTGGTATCCTGTGTCCTTCTGGTACATCTTCAAATGAATCATGCTCAAAGATAACCCTAAAGGCCTGTGAACAATCAGAATATTCGGCTGTTATAAAAACAGCATCTTCAGGCACTTCGCTGTCTGTTGAGAATGTTATTTTTTTAGACGGTTTGCATATATCAGCAACAACATTAGGCGTGATTAAAACATAAGCTCTTTTCATATTATTTTTTTGCTCCTTATTGTGTTGGTTTCTCATGTAATCGGAATGGCCAAAGCAGTCCTTCGGTTGCCATCATTTTACTACTGCTTACACCGATAATAACATCGCCCCGGTTATTATATAAATCATCAATTATCAATTTAATGGCGTGCAAAATCATATCTTCAACGGTACTGCCCAAAAGTCCATAACCGCAAACAAACTCTATGACTATCGGATTTTGAGGATGTAATGCCACTGTCGGCCATGAATAACCATATTCAAGGACTATCCGCCCTGGGTCGGTCGCGGTGTCAGCGTTCCATTCATCTGTGTCCCAAATCTTCTGATCACCATCTGTATCGGTATATTTTACACTTGGCGCAGTTCCGGTTTGCAACTTTCCGAACGGCAAAATAAAGCTATCACAAGACGGCCAGGCGTTATAATACGCATACCATGTCTGAGTTATCAGCCGGCGCCGTAAAAATTGCTCTGCTTTTTTCGTGGCCGCTTTTATCAGCGTCTTAATATATGTATCATCTTCAGTCCAGCCCAGAGGAATATTGCAATGCTGCTTGGCTTCTTCTAATCCTATCGGCTGCTTTAATGGTGCTGTTTTTAATACAGTATTCATGCTGCAATATCCTTTGCATATACGCGTGTGAAATCAAATTCCATAACCGCGTCTGTATTTAATGTAATTAGCATTTCAAGGGAATATCTGCCATCTCCAGTAGTTGCCGGATATTTCAGATTCACAGTAACCACCGTTGTTGTTTTAGACTCTGAAACAATTATCTCAGAAGTCCTGTCTATCCCGCCTTCATCGAATGCTTTTGTGGCTGCGCTTGAAATTGTCGTGCCATACGGTATTGACCCGTCATTTGCTGCTGCGCTTGATGATGCCGCAAAAGTAAACGTATATGGGACTGTCGCTGATCCGGGTTGCAATATTATTATAGCAATGCCCTGAAATGAATCTTTCATTATAACCTCTTACTATCTATGCAAAAGTGATTGTCCACGTTATGACCAGGCTATCATCAGCTCCCTTATTAACAACTGAGAAACTGGCGTATACAATAAGATCCGTTGTGTTCTGAGTAACCACATTGAATAATCCCGCTTCTGTGATCGCACCTGTCCCGGTTCCTGCGCCAAACGTACATATATACGCTACTGCTCCGGCTGTGGTTGTGGCAGAGTCGTTCGCTGTCCGTGATCCAGCAATGTAACTATCAAGGATTGAATCACCGGCACCCTGCCCGCTTCCTGTGCCAACTTCCATCCAATCAGGTACAGCAATGGCTGGGGTATCATCGAACTGATCGGCTACCATTGCATGAGCTAAAGTAGTGACTGTATTGTGAACCTCTTTTCGTTCCTTTAATTTTCCGTCAGGACCGAAAAGCTCGGCAACCATTATTCCACTCATGCCTATCATATCACCGAAACCCTTCCCGGCTTGAAAACTCATCTCATCTTTAATGCTCATCCCGTCTTTTAACATTTTTTCATTCTCCTTTTATGGCCCGGCTTTTGCGTTAAAATTAAACGTCCGGCCTGTTGCATTAAAATTATGAGCGCTTCTTATCAGCGCTACTGCTATTGAAACATCATAATCAGCTTGGTTATAATCAAATCCAGTTTCGATTGATGTCCAGTTGTGGGTTGAACCATCTAATGCGCTGACAACTTTTAATGCTGTAGCAGGACAGTCGGTTACTGGTTTAAATGAAAAATCATCGTTATACCATGTTCCAGAAACTTGCGCTGTCGGTGATGCTACAACAACATATCCGCTGACTGTGCTGCCAGCGCAAGTGCAATATCTTGTTATATTATTCCAACCGTCTTGATCTAATCCTATCTTGTCTTCAGCAACAATCCATCCACTACTATCATTAACTCCAATTCTACAAGTTGTTGTATCATCAGGATAAACCCAACAATCAAACTCATATAAAACCCCTATTGTTAATGAAAACTTATCTGCATCTTTTGGTTCTATTCCTTCAAATTGAGCATCAACTGTAAATTTCCATGAGTTTAAACCACCATGTTTCTGATCGGTTGACTGTTCAAACGTAGTAGGAGTATTAACTGCTTGCCAATTGTCATCAGTTTCCATATTGCCGTTGGTTGTTAATTCACTTCCCAATGTCTTCCCGCCACCAACAGCGCCAAGATAACCGATGGCTACCTTGCCGGCATCATCTGTTATCTCCACTATATATGGAGTATAGCTACCCTCTGTACCAACATAAGCTGAAATATCCGTATCCGGCCAGAAAAACGCTGTGCCATCTACAAGACTGAGTTTACATGGCTCGTCAGAAAGTAACATTATATCCTTTACGTCGCTTTTGCATTGAAATTAAAAACTCTATTATCTGCCAAAAAGTTATATAAAGCAGAAATGACCACCAATGCCGATGATATTGAATCCGACATATTTATAGTGTCTGCTAATGCTCGACTAATTGATTTGGATATACTGTCGGTCATATTAATTGTGTCGGTATATGACCTTTTAAAAGCGATCGCCCTTGCGATGCTGTCAGTTAGATTAATGGTATCGGCCTTGTTTAGGCCGAAGGCTTTTGAAGATATGGCATCAGATAGGGTAATCGTATCGGCTTTGTTCAATCCGAAGGCTTTAGCCAATGCATCAGATAAAGTAATCGTATCGCTTTTGTTGAGGCCGAATGTTTTTGTTATACTATCAGACAGATTAATGGTGTCTGACTTGTTTAATCCTATCGCCTTTGTTGTTAGGCTGTCAGTTAGGTTAATAGTATCGGCTTTGTTAAGACCAAAAGCCCATGCAATCGAATCTGATAATGAAATAGTATCGGCTTTGTTAAGACCGAAGTTTGCGACTATTGCATCGGTCATGTTGATGGTATCGCTTAAGTTCTTTATATGTTCTTCACCCGCCGATACAGAATAAGTAAAATAGCATGAAAATATAGCGCCGGTATTAGCGTTTTCCGCAAAAGGGTTTGAAAGCGTGGTATTCGTATTATGGCTTGGATAGCCTGCCTCAACATCAAGATCGTATTTGGGTTTTATTGCTGCATTAAATGCAAACGCTATCGTATAATCAGTGCTTGGGTCAGCCGATACATCTGAACCTAGTGATGCTGTAGCCCATCCGCCAGCAACCGAAGTGCCACCGGCGTTATGGTCAACCAAAATATCAGGCTCATTCGCAACGTCATGGTCATACACTCCCCCATCAAAAGGTAAACTGCCAGTAACAGTCCAGACAGACATAGACACGAACTTATCTGAGTCCGCTCCTGTGGAATAATATGCTCCGTCCTTATCCTTCCATGCTCCACGCATAGCAGTTGTGCTTAGATATGTCGTGCCAGCTTCCTGATCGAACCCAATATCAACATCGTCAAGTACAGGATATGCAGCGTTGTCAAGAAAGTCCTGTGGAATCGTAAGGCGTAAAAGGTTATTATCTTTGTCGATAAATATCTCTGCCCATACTTCCTTACCATCTGCATCTTTTACAACTGGTCGGTAAATATGTCCTAACTTTCCACTTTTATAATTAGCTTTTGTAGTACCGTCATGGTTGAGTATATGATTTGCTTTATTACCATAAACCGCATATGAATTGACTACTTTGTCTGGTCTTTCATGGTCTGAAAGAAATTCTTCAAGAGTCCTATAGCCGTCTGGATATGACTGATATTGGATTTCAAGAGTAGGCTGGAATGAAAACTTAATGCCTTCAGTACAGGTTAATTCCCATTCAAAAACATTGGTTAAAGGTTTGGCTGCAAATTCGATATGCCATTTGAAATGTCCGTCTTTTATTCGCCACAAATCAGTATTGTTGCCAACTTTTAAAGTAAGATCGCCGTCAATCAAGGTTTCTTTTTCGTTCGTGATCGGGATAACACGTTTCAACTTCATCCAGAATTGTTCTTGCCCGGATTCACATTGCCAAGACATCCGAGCTTCGGGAGAAAACTCAACAGTATCACCACCAATTTTTATATCGGCGTTCCCAAGTTCTGGAATATTATAGGTGTTATTTATGTCTGAAATTATTGGCATTGTTAATTATATTTCTTGTATTTGCAGCCAAATCGTTGCCGTGTTACTGCCGGATTCCGACTTTGCCGAACCTGATATTTTATCATCCGTATTAAATATTTCTTCTGTGCCTGATGGTAATGATATTGGTACTCTCGCCGGAACAGCATTTTGTCCTTGCAATTGTACATCTACAAAATGAGTCGCCCCGCCATCATTTGAAAGCCTGACCCTGAACTTTTCGTTTGCATCAGCTTCAACAGAAACACCAACAACCCGGAACGGATCATCTATTGCATTCGCTGCAATTATTTCTGTATCCGACCCCCAGGCCGTTCCAGACCCAGTATCTAAATCAACCCCTGTAAAATTGTCTGGCAGAAGGGTTAATGGAAAATGACCTCTTATGTCTGACCATATATGATCGCCGACTTCATCATCAACATTTCTTATATTTCCATGAAAACAAACACAATTAAAATGCATTTCGTTGCCGGCGTCTAAATCAAAGCCTAATGCACAATCCCCGATATCAACATGCTCAAATACGTTTTCGTCTGAAGCGGCATTCACTATTTTCAGCCCTACAAGGCACTCGTGCATGTGAGTATGCTCGATATGATTATGAGACGCATTATCTAAGAGTAGCCCTGTCATGTGTGTTACGTGGCCATCTATATGAACATTTTCTATAATTCCATGCTTTATCGGGCTTGCACCATCAATCCATATAGCTGTTGCTGCCCCTGTTAGGTCTTCGCCAACAAATGCACAATTACGAATCCGCCAGCCGCCATGAGTAAAAATTACTCCATTGTCATTTGCTGTATGTAGGTTGAAATTCAAATCTATAAGGGATGTTTTACCAGTGAATTTTAGGATACTATCAGCAGTTGCATGAGTATTTTTAATCTTTGCCCAATTACGATGTGAGCCTTTGATAATATAGTTGCCTGTCCATGTCGGGTCACCTGTTGTATAAATATCATAGTTGGTTGTATGCGGTGAAATAAGAATAAGAGTGCAATCGTCTCCGTCTGTGCTGGCTGAGTCAAGGGCAGCCTGGATAGTCGTATAGGCTGTTGCCCATGTTTCGCCATTGGTGCCATTGCCATTTGGCGATACGTGGAGTGTGGCGGTAACAGCCCTGCCTATAACGGCAGCGCCTATGCTTGGTGGATTCCAGGGATAAGGTGTCGAGGGATATGGAGGCCCAGCAAATACAGAATTAGCCAAAACAAATAAGGCAATAAACAATGCGATTAAATGCTTTTTCATATCACCTCACAAAAGTTAATACTAATGTATATTCTGCGCTATGTGTTGCTTGATCTGCAACCTGCAGTGTTAAAGCACCGTTAATCGCTGGCGAAAAAGCCGCATGTGTATTGCCTCTGTTTAAATGCACATTAGGCAAACATCTGCGTGGTGAGGCTGCATGGATCAAATTCAATCCCGCATACTCGGTTATTCCGCTATTTTCCGAGCCTAATAGGTCAAGCCCGTTAGCATCAAAAATCGTAACACTTGCCGCATCTGGCGCAACCCCGCCACTTGTAGGGAATGCATCAACCATATATAAATACCACCCCTGAATGTATGCTGTGTTAGCTGTGTTCGTAACTGTATCAGGGATTGATCCATCGCCGGAGTCACCAGTACAAGTAAAAATTAGAGTCCGCACATGGGAGCTAACATCCGCAGCCGTTTGTACTACATCGCCAGCCGCCAGAGCTACGCCCGGCAAAAGTAAACAAATTGCTATCAATATTAAACAAAATAGTTTTTTCATGTTACTACCTCTTTTTTAACGTAACTCGGTTTTATTTTTTTAAGCCTTCTAAGCATTTCTTGAGCTTTTGATATATTCCCGCTGTTTTTATAAGCATGATATGCATTAATTAAAGCGTTTATATGATATGGATAATATTTAAGCGTGACCTTGAAGCAAGATATCGCATTATCCCATTGGCGGAGAGCGGTAAACCCTGCCCCTGCGTTGTTATATAGCCTCAAATTGCATGGATTGACCGATATGCCAGTCATTGCATGGGTATAAGCCATGTGAGCATCACAAATCCCGGCTGCATCTTGAGCCAATTTCTCATATCTTAACCCTTCAAGCCTGATTGCGTGGATGCAAACCAAGCCAATGGTTAGCAAAATGCTTAGTATTAATGCGGATATTCTCATTTTGACTTATTCCTATAAGACACATTATTAAAAACACTGTTGCTGGCCGGTACATAGGAAAACTGAAACATGATATAAGGCCAAAAGAAAGCATTGAAATAAAAACAAAGATTGATCGTTTATGATGCCATGCAAAATTCTTAACTACTATAATTAATGTAATAATTAAGAGCATAAACCCTGCAAACCCCACCTCTGTTAATATTTGCGACGGATCACTATGCGCTCGTTCAACCCCCAATTCGGTAGTAAGATAATATGGGTGTTCAATTTTATCAGCATAAAGCGGATAATGAATTTTAAAGTTCCCAACTCCCAGGCCACAAGGATTGTCAATCACCATTCTAACCGCTGCTTTATAAATATTAACCCTTACACTTGCCGATGGTGTCTTATAAGCCCCGATAAGAGTCGCTATGATAATTACTGCTGCTATCGTGGCAAGCCATCTAAGCCGAACGCACACACCACTTAAAAAAACTGCTGCAATGATCAGCATTGATAATTTAGAACCTGTAATCACAATATAAAAGAGCATTAATGCCATGGCCACTGTGAATGGCCATCGCTTAAAATAAAGACCTAAAAACAAACAGGCGGTTACATAATGCGCTGTATGTTTTGCGTTCGCCATTGTCGCTGCTGGAATTATACTTTGCGGTATAAATTCAAGCCCTGCATATTGCTGAAGCAACCCTATACAAGCTATAACGAAGCCGCTCAAAAAAATCGCATAAAGCAAGTGATCTTTATTAACAATGTTTGTAATTATTAATATTGCCAAAGAACATATTGACCAGTGCAAAACAGTTGAAAAACCTTCATATGGATTAATCGCCCAGGCCAAAGTCAACGCTGCGTAAATCGTGAAAATTATTGTTGCAACAAACGCCGCCGGAACTTTCACCCGGCGACGTTTTATAATTGTCGATAGCGCCCAAACTATACAAATCATCATAATTCCGATCTGTATAAAAGCCTCTTTCGGTGCATCGGCATATTGCCTCACATTTCCCAAATAGATAAAGGGTGCAGCAAAAGCTAATGCACAAAAAAACCAGCTTAGTTTGCTACTACCTTGACGCCGTTGTGAAGCGGTCTGTATCTCAATCTCCATGTAATGTTGCCTGTTACAGAAGCCGCAGTTTCAAGATCGATTGCACCCACCGGAACTATAACAGAGAACACACCGCCCATTGTCGGGCCAACTCCGTTCGTATATACAGCCATCGCTGTTGCAACCGAAGTTACAAGGCTATACATAGTTCCTTCTGCATCGTCACCGATATTTGCTCCTGTTGTAAGATCGGTATCGGTTGAAGGGGTGGTCGGGTCTGCCCTCAATGTAACAACTGTTGCAGTTGTGCCAATGACCGTCGTAACCTCACCTGTAAGACTCAAGACTTCAATCGGCCCGCCGCTAATCGTGAAAAGAGCACCCTGGGTAGTCTGTGGTAATGCCTTTGCCACATTCGTACACACCCTTTCATCAACCACCTTCTGAGCCGCAAGAGAATCGGCCATAACTTGAGTCGGTATAAATAAACTCGCCACAAGCAATAGTATAAAAATTAATCGTTTCATAATGTACCTCTTATTTTTTTATAGCCTTACTTCGGCCGGCAGCCTTATTTGATGTTGCTGTTTCTTTAGGCTTAGGCTTTAGTTCGGGTTTTGGTTTTTCCTCTACCACAGCCTCATTGGGATGGTTTGCCTCATACATGCCCATAAAAGGCTTGTCTTTGTTGGCATGGCCGCACGTCATAAGGTGATATGCTCGATCATTTGAGACATTCACAATAGCCATGTCGCCACCAATCCCAAAAACCTTAAGGCCGCTTTCGGTTAATTTTACTTGCATAATAACTCCTTACCCGGAAAACCGAAGCCCTCCAGGATTAGATTAGTCAGTTATTGCCGTCGGAACTACAGCGCTCGAATACCTCGGAAGTCCAAAGTAAAGAACATCGACAATGCTTGCGCCTGCGCCTGACATCCTTATCTGAAAACAATCATAACCAGCGCTAAACTTTGCAGGGTCCCATTCCATGACCCAAATCTGATTAAGGTGGGCTCCAGTATCAATAGTGAAGGTGTACGCATCTGTTGCTCTGGCAAACAGATCGGCAGAACCCGTGTCAATATTATACCAAATAGGGCAGGTTTTTGTTATTGCTGACGTAGTTCCTGCTGAAACATCCGTGCTTTCATTCCATGTTACGACCAGATCCACATCGTCAACGTAGGTCATGCTGAGAAGCGCCCACACTTTAAGCAGGTTTTTGCAGGAAATAACATCAGACGTATTCAATAAAGTGCTTCCAATCGATGGTTCGTGCGCCTGAACGATTTTCAAGCCTTCTGGTAAAGTAAAGTTATTCATTTTCTATCCTCCGTAATCGAACTTTAAATTTTATGCCTTGCGCTATTAAGTTCTTGCTTCGATTCTCACAAACGGGCTGACTGTATGGCTTGACGTGCCCTTAAACGGTGTAATTGCTGAAACCAGCCTCGGAGTTCCGTCAAAATATGCCGTAAATCGTAACGCAATCTGGCCGTATATAAATTTGACGTGCATGGATATCGCCTGCAACACATCACCCTTATCAGCAACGATATAATCGCTGAAATCCGTCAACCAGATATCGCCCGCATCACCCAAGGTCTCAGCCTGTTCAATGGGAATTGCTGGCCAACCCCAAATGCTGCCGATCCCGGTTTGATCCCTGGGAGGCGTAAACAGTTTTGAAAGTACGCCGCCGGTGCCCACGTCATAAGTCATGGTCTGTAACTGCCTAAAACAATTGCGATTATAGAGCCACGCAGGCTTTCCGCCGCTGTTGGGCTGGAATCGCTGGATCATATCAAGAATGTTCTCGGTTACGATTGTATCAGGAAGCTGTCCGTCTTCTTTGTCAACGCTTACCTTGCAGTCAGCGTTTTTAATGCCAAGAGCCGTGCCAGCGCCGGTTCCCTCAAGCACCTGATCTTGTTTAACGAAGGCAAAATCTTTTTCAAACAGCCGTCCGACTTCCTGCCCAATCAAAGGCGCGTGCATGTTGATTTCGTCGGAAAGGTAAATTAAGCCGGTCAATTTCTTCGGCTCAATCCGCGTTTTTTGGAAACCGGTTTTACTTGAATCATACTCGCCCAACTCAGCCTCGGTATATACCCGGATACCGCCCTGACGACTGCCATCCGCCCGGCTGGTTTCATCTATATCAATCAACTCGGCCCACGCATCACCCGCGCCAAGCGTAACCCTTCGGCACCGTTTCAGGACTTCAGAGTTGTTGAAACCCCGGTCCATAAATTCAACCATCGTCTTGCCGGTCAGGAACATGCCGCCATCAGAGGCAATGCCTGCAACCTGTCCAGTCCCAGCCGCACGAAAATCAGTCTCTTTTTCAAGAATGGTAATTTCCCTTTTCCGGTTTGATGTATATCTCTGCTCAGCTTTTGTCACATCGGTTTTGTCGCCTCGTCCGGTCATCATAAGAAAGGCATCGTGAATCTGCATCCCCATTGCTCGCTCAGAATCGCCCCGATAAACCGGCTGATCTTCGACTGTGATATCAGTTCGATGCTGATTCCCGGTATCATCGTCATTAATCAGCGAATCAAGCTCGATCAACTTTCTTTCAGCTTTGATATCGGTAGTCACCTGATCAACTTCTGTTAGTAAACCATCGCGCTCCGTCTTAATTTCTGCGGTCAAGGCATCGCCCTCAAGTACTCTAATCTCATTCAGGCGTTTTACTTTCTCCTTAAATTCCGCTTGGAGTTTCTCTAATTTGTTCATATTAAATCCTCCGCATGTTCGATTGTTAAAATGTCAATTTCAAGATTACGCTGTTCGTCTGAGGCGGTCACGCCTGTATTGTTATCACCGTCGGTCGCAACGGATTTTAAGCATTGTTCGCATTGTTCTAATGTTCTGACTGCGATTTTTGTCTGTGAATATGCCGGGAAAACTACTGGCGAAACATCGAAAAGTTCATGTATTTCTGTTATTGTTCGTTTTGCCATACCATCTTTTTCTTTCCATTCATCACCAGATTCCGCAACCGTAAAACCAAAGCTCATTTGAGAAATATCGCCTCTGTTTATACTGGTTTGAAGATCCCGAGCATTCTGAGTATCGGGTAAATCAATTTCCACTTTCAAACCTTTGGTATCTTCAACAAGTCTTAGGGTTTTAGGTGTCCGGCCAAGGGGAAGCTGATTTGAATCATGATTATATAATGCTCTAACATCACTTATCATAAGTGCTTTTCTAAATGCACCCGGCTTAATACGCTCAACAAATCCACCCAAATCATCTGACCATGAATTAAACCTTGCGGCATATCCGACCAGCATAGGCGGATTATCGCCCTCGGCCTCTCTTAATTCGAGTTTAAATTGTCGCTCGTCTTTTCTTTCGCATTCTTTTTTCATTGTCTTATCCTCTCATGCTATTCCTAAGTAACAATCGCATCCTTGATGTAATGGCGGATGGGTTTTCATCCCCCGGATTTTCATTGGCGTTTCGCCCTTCGGACTTACTTCGTCGCCATCATTTACAAAACTTTGTCCGCTGGCAACTCTTTTGCCATTGAATTCCCTGCAAAACTTACAAGTTTTTGCGCCTCTGATCCGCCATACTGTGCTAAACCCAGCACTAAAAGCTACCGCCTGATAAACTGCATTACTCGCCCTGATTGTTTCGTTCCGGGCAATCTTATCCGGCCTTTTTTCACTCCACTCATCCACCCTTACCTCAAGATCGTCAAGTTCACCTTCAAGCAATGATACAAGCTGCCCATGCGAAGATGAAGTGTGCCTTAGAGCATAAGTATCGATATAATCTGACACAAATTTATCAAGATTTACGCTTTCAATTCCGAGTTCGGTTACGGATTCAGCTATAATTGCCTCTGAAAACGATCTGAAGACCGGACCAAGTTCGCGCTTTATCTTTGCCGGCATATCTCTATAAAAACCATCAAGCCATTTCTCCATATCTGACTTTGCTCTGAGCTTTCTAAACTTTGCGACTTTATTTTTAACCGCATTGCCTTCAAGGTTTATAATTCTTTCTGCGGCTTTTAAAAATAACGGCATATATTGTCTTGTTATTCTGTCGCGGGCAACTAATGATCGATATTCTATCAAAGATCTGACGGATTTTTCTTCAGGCTTTACCGGAGCTGCAAGATCGCCGGCCTGTTCCAGAGGAACCATATTCAGCATGACATATTTTTGATCGGCTGCATCGCTTGGATCGGGGTTCATATTTTCTTTTGCTCGGATCTCGTTCGGACTTATGCCGCCGATCTGGAATATCTTGTTATAATATTCCGCGCGGGCCTGAGAATCACCTCTAAGTAAACCATCAACTAAATATTCAAAAAAAAGCCCTTCTTTTCGTTCAGCTTGAGTTAAAAGTTGATTAGACATACAGGTTTCATTTCTTACAATTCGATGAATAAGACATCCATCAACATAGTTCTGATTCTCTTGTTCAAGGTTTGAACGGTTCGCATTTTTCTCATGAATTCCTACTTTGTGAGGCGGGACCCCATAAAAACCACAAAGCTCTGTTTTTTGGAAGCGTCTGCCCTCCAAAAATTGTGCATCCTTAAGAGGCATTTTTAATTGTGTAAAGGTTTCATCGTTTTGAGTTACCAAGACCCCATGGCTTTCAGCGAGCCCGCCATATTCTTTTTTGAGCGCAGCAAGATATTCATCCTTTTTATCGCCAAGATCATGTGGAACATTCATGACTCCGCCAATGTGCATCCCGTTGCTGAAATATCTTGATGCAAATTCATCATTTGCAAGGCCGAGCCCGACCGATTCTCGTATTATTCCTATCGTTGATAAACCGATTAAACCGTTAAAACCAAAACCCGGAACATGAAAAACATCTTTTTTATATTTCTGTATCTTTTGAATGCCGCCGCCTAAAGATTCAAGATCAACATTGTTGCTCACAGACCGACCAAATCGGCTATACCACTCATAATAAATATTGCCTTTTTGATCACGCTTAACGGTAACGGTGCCTGGATTTTCAATCTGCCAAAGAGCCTGGATATCACCTGTAATCGGATGTCTTTGAATACTTGAATAATGATTGCCCCAAAGTTCGACGTGTCCGCTTCCAGACTCGCGCCATAAAAAACTATTTGTTTCTGGATTTGGTTTATTGTGCATAATGTCATAAAGCGGATGATCGAGCACTCGTTCTTTCGAGCCATTAGGATATTTTTTATACAGAATAAGTGGAAGTCTTGCCAAATCTGCCGATATCAACATCACGCAGCGGGCTACTGTAAGATATTTCAGAGCGGTTTTCTCGGATATTGTGACGCCTGACTTTGTGCCGGTACCAGCTATGTTATACCAGAAATCATCAAGGGCATCTAAGCCGCCGGTTGTGCATGTTCTATCTCTTGTTTCAATCAAGGTCGGAAATATAGACATTATCTTTTAACCTTCTTTTCAGGTAAAGCTCCGCCCAAAAACCCCATGCAGAGTAACAGCGTTCCGACTACTGTTAGAGCCACACCCTTGCCTAACCAAAAAAAAAGACCTGTCCCAATCAGGACAAGCCCTAAAAAAATCAACACATCTGAAGCCTCTATTTTAGATAGAAATGCCCCCATAGAGTTAATTTACATCACGTTTTTACCTTCTGAATATAAAAGTCCGAACAAATTTCTCTATTTCAGGCATATTAATCGTGCTTGGTCAAGAGGCAAAATACCATATATAGTAATTTAGTTTTGGGAAGTGTCGGGTATGTAGTAGGGTTTTTTTGGCAGGTTTTCACTTGTGGCAAACCGATAACCGCACTTAGGATTAAGGCATAGATATTTTCTAATGCGTAATCTATCACCATATTGGCGGCTATCGGTTACTTTTAGCTTTGTTTTACAGGCTGGGCAGTTCATATTTTATTCTTTTTCAATGGCAACAATAATTTTCTTGTTATTCCATAGTGGTTACAACTTTTGCAGTTTTCATGGTTTACTTCGGCACCTGAAAACGAAAGACACTCCTGCCTTGTAATGCCCATGTCGTTTTTGTCGGGGCATATAATCATTTCAAGTTCGATCTCGCTCGGCGCTTGTATAAGTTCGCCTTTAGAAATTAAATTAAGACTGTGCAATCTGTTTTCGACCAGATGTGGTTGTCCGGTTGCAATAAATAAATCCAAATATAGTTTTGCTCGGTCGTGAGTTGCCTTAAAAATGCTCAATTTTGTCCTGACTTGCTCAGGAGTGATTTTCCCAGCATCAAGATGCTTTACCATTTGCCTTAATTCTTTGATTTCTTCTGCTATTAATCCCATTTGTAAGCTCCTTTTCTAATCTGTAATAGGTTATAAGTTCTCGTCTCATTTCAATCATTTCAGGGGTTATGTCTTTAGTTTTAAGTTTTTTTTCATTATATAAAATTTGTTTTATATATTGATCGGCCAAATATTTTACAATTCGTTTAGATTCTGTCATTTTGTATGCTTCTTTAGGATATTTTTTTATCGATTCGATATGTTTAATAAAATTTTTTGTTTTTTGACCATTTTTTTTCTGCATCTCGGCATTATAACATCCACAAGATTTTGTATGCCCCGATAACAAGTGTGAACCTGCAACTTCTGTTTTTTTCCCACAAATACATTCACATAACCAGATAATATTTCTTTGCGACCGATTGCCTGAATCTTTTAATACTTTTAATCTATGAAACTGTTTGCCTGTTAAATCTTTTTTATTTAATCCGCCAAGAGAAAATTCACCTCCAAAATATTTTTTTTTCAAACATCCACAAGATTTTGTTTTCCCAATATTAAGATTTGCTGACTTGGTTGTTGTAAAATTACCACAATCGCACTTACATTCCCAAAAAAAGTTTTTACCATCTCTTTTGCCAATAAGACGAACAACAATCAACATACCAAATCTTTTGCCAATAATATTTTTAAACCCTCTACTTTTACGGTTTTTAGGATATGTCACTTTCATTAATAATCTCCTTTCAAATACTCGTCGGCATTAATCTTTACTTTTACCAAAAATACCACCAATACCGGATTCCATCTCAAATTCATCCTTAAATTCAAAAATTCCAACTTCGTCTATAGTCATGCGTTCTGTTATTTCTTCAGTTAATAAAACTCCATCATCATCAGACAATATAACAGAATCCCCTGGTTGTGTGTATATTGGCCTTATTTTTTCTTTTTTTAACCATTTCATAATTAATCTCCTTTAGATTGATGTCGGCATCTTAATCTTTACCGGCGGTTTGCTCCGCATCAGCCGATCCAAGGCATAAAGCATAGCCACAATACCGTCGATTTTCCCCTGGCTCTTGTCTTTATCGGGCTTTATGTATCCATCAACATCAGCCGCCCTCACAGCTACAGAATCCGCCATAAATCGCAAGACCGGATTCCCGCCATGGTTCAATTTCTTTTTCAGCAGCCGTCTTTCAAATTCCTGGCAAACCGGCCCGATCTTTGCAGCCGAATTGGTACAGGCTATGACCACCGGGTTCTTTTCGGTATGTCCTAAATCTTTTTCGAGCCGCATTGCAAAGTCATAACCCTGAAATTTAATGTCAACTCCGATCAGGCCAATTTTAAATATCTTGCTGTTTGAGACAATGGCTTCCCTAACGAAGTCATAATCAATGGCATTGCCTTCAGTGACTTCCATGTATCCGAGCTTCGCCCAGGCTTGGTAATGGTCACGGTACTTGTTTTTTCTATCGTATAGCTTGGCTTCCGGGCACCAGGTTTGCATTAATACGTCAACATGCTCTCTATCATCATCATAGGGAAATGCGTACACGCAGCAAGTGAGATCGGCCACGCTGGAAAGGTCAACTCCGGCAGCGCACCATCGGCCTTTGAATTGTTCGGCTGTTTTTTGCCAGTTAATTTTCATTGTTTTTCAATATTACAATCTGCCAATTGTTGGATACATATCTTTTATTACAGACATATCACCCTTATAGGCAACTATAATTTTCTGTTCTCGCTTTGGAAATTTTCTATAATCCAATGTCCTTTTCGCGTGTGCAAGCCGTGTGAACTCACATTCAAGATATATAATTTTATTATAAAGATGTAATCCCTGCTTCTTGAAAAAAAGCTCATGCTCCGCTTCACACCCGTAATATGCGCCTGTTTTATCTCTGCTATCACCAGTCATCACAACAAAAAAGCAGTTTTCATTTAACCTTGATATGGCTTTCTTATAACCTTCAAATAGTGTGTCTCTAAACTGTTCATAGGTTGCAATATTATTTAATTCACCGTCTGGGATAACGCCCTCATAATCAATATATTTTTCGACCCTGTAGTATGGGGGACAGCTAAAGCATAAATCAAACATTCCCTCTGGTTCATACATTGAACTATCACTTTTTATCCATTTTGCACTATCCAAGTCTTGGCATAATATATTATTCGCATCACATTGATTTTGGCGAATTTCACTTGCGATATAATCATATCCATAACAGCCAGATACAAATCCGAATTGAACACCACCGCCAAAGGGATTATATATCCGGCGACCATTGTTCGGCATAAAAAAGCGTAATATAACTTCACACGCGACCGGATCGAGCACCGATGCATTGCCGTTAAAAGATTTACCTTTCTTCGTTTTTACCTTTCCGTCTTCTATAACCCTTTCGGTAAGTACTACGTTTGAATAACCGTTACTGCCTTGCCAACACCCATCGCGTGATGCAAACTTTGGGTTAGGTATATCATATTTTTCCCCAGCCGCTTCAATTTTACCGTTCCATTCCTTTTTCATCTTGAGCCAATCTGCACGAGTTGTAGTCCATGCGTTTGTCATTGTTGCGTGCGCAAGGCGTTTCATTCTTACATCTTCAAGATTACCATAAACCATATATTCAAATCCACTCAATGTAAGATATGTTTCAAATCCTATGGCTTTAAATACTTTTGGACATTCAAGATCATGTTTTGTGCTTACAGTCATTATCATAGGATAGCCGTATGTATTTTGTTCAATTATTTTATTTACCATTTGGCTATAAATATTCTTATCTTTTCTGTCTATATCCATCGCAGATTGTAATAAACAAAACTCTTTTGCTTCATGATTAACCTGGAAAGTAAAAAATCCGCTAAATTTGTCATTAATTTTAAGTATAATGGCTGAATGAATTTGCATATTTTTTCTTGCGGCCCTGTAGGCAACTTTATCTTCTATCGCTAATTTTGCTACGGATTCTTCATAACCTGAACCAATCACACTTTTAACATATTCAAATTCAATCGCATCTGTAAATAAATCTAGTTGCTTTATGCTATCAGGATTATACTCGCTTTGAACCATATCTATTTTCCCATTTGCCATTTCATAACCTCCTATCCATAATTTTTTAAAATCAACACCGCATTGATCAGGACACGTTTTACACGGTCCAATATATGCGCTTTGGTTGAAAACACTAACAATAGACCCGCCTCCTATATCCTTATGCCGTTGTATTATAATATCACCCGATATAACGCGCTTATCTGTCGCTGTGATCCTTAAAGGATTATCAATTACCGGTGTGTTTTTAAAAAGAATGTTTTGAATGTGCTTTAATCTATTGCCTTCTGCGGTTTTGCCAAATTGTGCGGAAACTATCCTAAGTACAGATTTTATTCCCTTTTTTTTAAACCATTTAAACATTTTTAAGCGATAATCTATTTCATCTTTGGCGTCCATTGGACTTATTGATGTGTTAATTACAGCACCACATTTTTTTAATACTACTGCATGATTATTAGACATAGGCAACCAATGCTTTGTAACAATTACAGGTGTTTTAATTTTTCCAAGCCATTTACAAACTTCAATCGTCCAATCCCAATCATGGCAAGGATCACCCATGCAACCTATGCGAAACCATGATGCATGATGTTTTTTAACAATACGCTCAATTTTTTTTCTATCACAATCTTTACGCGCAATAGATTTGCTAAAATCAATACCATATCGTTTGGCAGTTTTTAATGCGTAACAATGCCCATAACAACCACCTGCTGGATATGCTCTTACTCCAAGAGTGCAACCTTTCACAGTATCAATATCCAATACGCCCTTACGGTTTGATGTAGCTGTCATAATTGGTAAATATTGCTTCATGTTTTTCCTAAATTATTATGAACAACAGTCTATGATAAAGCGAAAACCCATAGCCGCAACTTGTACGGCTTCCTTTCTCATATTTCCCTTTGGATCAGTATTGCTTTTTATTTCAGTCCATAATTCATCAAGCTCCTCAAGAATAACGGCATATCCTTCATGCGTAGAAGCAAAACTTCCAAATTTATTTGTTGCTCGTTTATATTCTTGAATAATTTCTGTTATTGCTATTTCATCTTTCAATATATATCTCCTTCGTAAAATTCCCATCCCATAGCACAAGATCAATCCATCTCGTATGCTGTTGCGTCCAGACATTCATCCTTTTGGTCAAAAAGTTGTTTTGCTTCGCAACAATCTCTTTTGCAGCCTTAAATCTCTTTCGCACCCGCTCAATCTTGGTCATATATCCCGGAATATCGTTGCCGGCTTTATCAACTCCGTATCTTATGCCATTTTTCGTGATACCGCAAAGCCCTGGCAGCGGTTTTACCCATAAATCCTCGTTTGTCCAGTCGTCCTCAACCGTTCCCTTTTTCCCGGTATCTTTTTCCTGCTGCGTGATCAGTTCCGGCCAATCATTTTTCATGTCCAGCGTGAAAATGATACCAAAAAGCGAATCATCCTCGATTACGCCTTTAAGAACTGATGTTAGATATATTCTATTTTGAAAACATACGCCGGATTGATCGAATCCAGCAGTTGTAATAGTTAAAACTAATGGTTGGGATCTTGAACCTACTGAGTCAACTATAAGATCGTAAATTTGTGAGTCTGTATGGGCATGAAGCTCATCTAATGATGCAAAATGAGTATCAAGGCCATCAAGACCTTTGGGATCACCGACAACAAATTCGCATTTGCTCCATGTTGTTTCAATGCTTAAATTCGTTGTATAATATTCAATTAATTTCTTAAATATAGATTTTTTTGTCAGATTCTTAATATTATTCCATACAATTTTTGCCTGTTTTTCTTTTACAGCTGCTGTATATATTTCCGCTCCTTCTTCACCATCTGCAATGAAAAAGTAAGCGCCTAAACCACCAGCGATTGTTGATTTCGCTCCTTTCCTGCCCATTTCTATATGGGCTTCCTCAAATCGCCGGAAACCATTATCTTTTTTCCAACCCATGAGACAAGAAATAATGAATTGATAATGCGGACCTAAGACAAATTCCTTGCCTTTATATTCTTTGCCCTTCCAGAGTTTTAAATGAGAAAAAAACTCAAGGGCGTGATCGGCGGCGGATTCGTCGAACCATAAGCCTTTCTTGTGGCCATGCTTTAGATCGTCAAGCTGGCGCTGGCAGGCAAGTTTGACCCAGCGACAAGCCAAAATCTTGTCGGAAAGGACGTCTTTTGCATATTGGGTGGATGGGTGCATTATGCGCTAATATCTGGAAGGTCATCTATAATTATAGCCCAATCTTCATCGTCCCCATGATCAATAGATACAACGTAAGGCCATTTTTCTTTCAGTCTCTTCCATAAACGTCTCTCAGCTCGTTTGATCATTGCTGAGGCGACTGAAAAAGCAACCCTTGCTGTGTCTAATTCATCCACAATGGGTTTAATTTCTTCTTTTTCTTTTTCTGTTAAAATAATTTTGCTCATTTTTGCTCCTTTCTATAATTTTTTATATCCATGCGCCGGACAAATCCAAGATTTAAACCTTGGGTGGTTTGGTATAGTACCATCGCTGATCTTGATTTGTAAGTTTTGTGATTTTTCAGCACAATTACACTCAATGCTTTCGGTTTCTGTAATTTTTTGCACAGATATTTTACCAGAAGGAAGATCAAGCGTATCAACATTGACGCATTTGCCATGTAAAGAACAATTCCAAAAACAACCTGCTGGCCATGATCTATGATCTTTGCAAACACAATCAGCCTTTCTAACATCTTCCCACTTGACCCATTCGCCATTATCGTGCCGATAGCTTTCAATTTCACATTCGTCAATCATTGTAGCAGCAATTGGGAAGATCACCCTTTGTTTATATCGCTTCATTTCACCGCCTCCAATTTTTTACCTTTATCTAAGAATTCTTTGAGTGGATCTTTTTTTTCTTCAGACTTTTTCGCATCTACCCGACTACGACTGCTCGGAGTCATGCCAAACTCAACCAGCCACTTCCGCATTTCGATCATAGCTTTATTTGCGATTTGTAAATATGGCGACTGCATCGGAAAGCCGGATTGCGCTTTTATTAATACTCCGTGCTTCTTGACTTGTTCCTGAGCATTTACCCACGTTGAATAGCAAGTACAATATGCGAGCAATGCTGCGCGGTCAATTTTAGTCAATAAGCCTGCTTGGTGGAGCTGTTTGGAAACCCTGCGCCATTCGTTTTTTCCAATGCGATCCAGATGCCCCGGCGGACTTGGAACCCGCGCATATTTGTTCGGCTTTGGTTCATTTTTTGGCATTTTTCGGTGATAGGTTTTGCGACCCCCCCTTAATTCCTTAATCTTAGTCGGTAGTGGTTTCTTTCCAGGTTTCGCCATTAGTTTCCCCCTGTTTTGGTTGGTATTTGTAATAAAATCAATAATATAAAATTATTTTACATTTTCTTAAAAAACACTTGACAATCTATATTATATGTATTATCTTAATAATTAAGAAAGCGGTAATAACGCCGATTAAACACTAACAATGGAGGGAATGACAATGCCAAAAAAACAAATCATAAAAAAATTGGAGGCAATGGACTTAATGCACGATTTCATCGTTTTTGACGCGCTCGAAGACGACAACAATCCAGATCTTGCTACATACTTGGATGTAATAAACAAAATTAAGCACATCGAATCCACATACACAACTGAGGAGATTAGGGAAGGGAATTTGTTGGTTGATATTTGGTAATGGCAGAACTAGTGTAATGGAGCTTATTATGAAAGCAATCACAATAAAAAACATCGACCCGGAGATCTTCCGCAAATTCAAGGTTGCCTGCGCTGAAAATGAAATAGATATGCGACAGGCAATCCTTGATTTTATGGAGCGTTACCCTAACAAATAATATAGATTGTCAAAGAGCTATGGGGGCGGTCGTTAAGCTGACACCGCCCCGAAAGGATATTTATGTCAAAAAAAGCTAAAGAAGCTGCTGAATTTATTAATAAAAATCCAGCAACATCAATCAAACGATTAAAAGAAGTCGTTCCGGCTTACAAACTCCCGTTACACCGGAACCAATGGATTGCGAATTTTTTTAAAAACCTCGACCCAGAACTACATGAACAATTTTCAGAATTAAAATCATAATTTAACGATTTCCCAGGGTTTCTTTTTAGGCTCTTTCGTATACATTTCTATCCCGCCATAATTTTTTAGAAATCTCGAAAGAGCCTTTAAAGAAGCTTCCCATTTCCCAACGAATAATCTTTTTAATCTTTTATTATTGACAATATTGTAAATTATTTCTGCGGATTCAGGTCCACCTCTGGTTGCTATCATTGATAACAACCTTGAATATGGAGAAAATATTGAGTGTCTTCCGGCCACTGTAAACTTAAACTTGTTCTTTCTCCATCTATCAGACATTACATGCCGCCATATCACATTATAATCCCGATCAAGATGAATTTCTTTGTTTTCAAATGGCGTATGCGGACACGGCATAAAAACATTAGCCGTAATAATCCAGGTTAAATCTTCAACACCTTTTATTCCATTAACCATCGCCAGAAGTTCTTCAAACTCTACCCAGTCTTCTTCTTTCTCTCCTGGCAGATCAAGTATAAAATATGTATGAATTGATGGTTTATAGCCTATTTCTCTACATTTATTTGATCTGTTTTCTATAATTTCAACAAATTTCTTATTCGTGATCGGCTTGGTTACTGATTTTCTTAGTTTATAACTTAAACCCTCTATCCCCATCCGAGCTGTATTGTTGTTGTTATATTTTTCTATTTCATTGTACCGAACATCTGATGCAATATTAACAAGTCCTTTTTCTTTTACATACTCAGAAATTTCTTTATAATTTTTATGACTCATTCCACAGGGTGCAAACAAGGCAACTCTTTTGGTTTTTACTTTGTCAATTGCAGATTGTACGCTCTCAAGAGACGCCTCTCTGTATTTTTTCAAGTAAGTAAGCTGGCAATATGGGCATTTATATTTACAGCCTCTTGCTATTTCAATCCTGCTTATAGTTCCACTTTTATAAACGAAATCATTATTTTTTATAGAGGCATGATTATAAACTACTTGTTTTTCAATACCAGTAAAAATACTGGGGTGGAACTCTTCGTTGATTGCCGCTAAAAGAACATCTTCTCCATCACCGACAACAACCTGATGTGCCCATGGCAGAAAAACCCACGGATTGAATGAATTGAAACCGCCGACTATAATTCGAGGAGTTTTCTTTTTATATCCGATTCCGGCCTTAATGCAAAAACCAACAAACTCATATACATGTGCCCACCAAAAACATGAAAATAAAAGAATATCAAAATGTTTAGCTGATTTCATTGATGCTCGCTTTGCCTTAATCCCGCTTTTGTGTAAAACGTATGACATGGCATATCCGAAATCATCTCTTCCGAATGTCACATATCCTATTTTCATTCATTCACCTGAAAACTAAATCCCTTGTGATTGCTTTGCATTGTTTGGATACTTTCTAAAATACCATCGCTGTGTTCTGCCCAGGTTTTAGATATGATTTCCAGCCTGATTACTATATTATCATTGTCGCTCTCCCCAGATGAGAGCGTTTCTATTGGAATATTTCCCATTAATTCATCTAAAAACTTTTCATCAATTCCAGGAATATCAAGCGGATCATCAAACCCTTTTAACATTTCAGCCAAAGTTTCATCATTCATTATCCCAAGCTCGGGAAGCCGGTTGTCAGCTATCATAAATTTAATAGCTTTTTCTTCCGACCAATCAGACACGTCTTGGATTTCTATTTCATCCCGACCTTGTTTCTCCGCAGCTATTAACAAACCATTCCCGGCTATAACAAAACCTTTCCACACAACTATATTCTTGACTTGATCAAATTCCTTGAGACTTGATTGCAATTCACCAAGCTGCTTTTGTGGATGTTGATTGGGGTTTTTAGGATGTGATTTTAAATTAGCTATTTTAACCTTTTGGATTTTCAATGCAATACTCCCCCTGTTTTTAATTTGCGCTTATGTATGTGAGAC